GAGACTTCAGACCTGCTTCAACAGCAGCAAAGCCTTCGTTGTCACCACCATCAGGAGTGATGGCACCGCCACCTACTTCAACATAAGGAGTAGTACGTTGGAGTTTGGTGTACTCATAACCAAGACGAGCTTGTGACTTAGAACGACTGTAGTCTCCGTCAGCACCTTTAACTTCGACTTCACCACGAACGTAAGGACCAGCAATAGCAGCCGGTGAAAGAGCAAGGAGGATAGCTGTTGCGATAATAGATTTCATAATAATTACTTTTTGATTTTCATGCAGTTGTTTACACGGGTACCACCTTTTACTTTAGTACCCGCTTTGCGATAACCTTTCCAACAGGAAGAGTCGAGTCTAGTTTTAGTAGCCTTTTTTGCCACTGCCCTTACTCCCACTACTTTTTGTTCCTTTAGCAGGTGGCCTGCCGGGTTTAGTGTATGTTCCTTTTCCTTGTGGCATTAGAATACTCCGGGGATTAGTTGGCCAGTTGTAGCGTAAGCACCAATAGCAGCAATGACACCAAGCATAGCGAGGCGACCATTCATACGTTCAGCTTTTACATCATGTGTTTCTTTCACTTCAATAATTTCCATACGTGGTTCAGTGGGCCAGATCTGTGTGTCATTCATCAGAACATAATCCCTTCAGACACTGCAAGTTTTTGCATCACATCATCCCGATAGGCAGGATCATTATCATACCTGGGATCATGCATGTCAGCAACAACTTCTGCTTGAGATCGATACCCTTTAGATGTTGTTGCAGGGGCTCGTCCTCCTACTAGTTCTCCTTGTGTACCAACACTAGAATCTCCATAACGAGAAGCCAAAGCTTGTACGGCAAAGAAACAAGAAGCAGGATCACCTTTCTCCATGACTTGATCATACATATCAATCTCATTTTCAGATAAAGACTCTTGTGCCCATGACATCATATTACTATAAGACTCATTACCTCCTACCATACTCTGAAGAACATCAACATCATCTGCTGACAATACTTCTGATTCGGTTGTAGGTTCATCAACAATGTTAGATCTAAAATCAAGATACATCTGAGCTAAGTCAGACGAATTCATTTGTTGTAGTTGATCAAGAGTTTCTTGTTGATACTCTCCACTGATTGCCTCATCCCATAGTTGGTCAAGAAAATCAGCAGTTGGTTCTACTGCTTCTTCTTCTTTCGCTTCTTCTTCTGCTTGGGGTTCATTATCTTGAGAGCCAAGCTTGCGTTGTAGTTCGACATAAGCTTTCTCTAGTTGTTCAGCATCAGTAAACTTACCTGCTAAGAGAGCCTGCTCTTGGTTAGCTAGTTGTTCACCAATAGCAATTGAGTTCTGTTCTTCTTCTGTGAATTCTGCTGCATCAGGGTCAGTAGAATCATACGTTATTGTTGCCATGTGCTGTTTCGGTGGTTAGATTTCCAAGCCCTACTCGTGTTACATAATTAGTAGAGCGTCCAATAGTTTTGTTCTGACCGATGCGGTCTTTCACTGAATACTTATTGGGGGGTTGGGGGTTGACGGCCTGGGGGAGGGGCTTGCGGGGCGCCCGCTTGGCCTTGGTTGGGGAGGTTTTGTCCATCGACTTCAGGTGCATTAGGGTTTTTAGTGGGGTCAAACTGAGCACTGTTCATCATTGCTGCAGTCTGTTTAGTTAGTTCCATTTGCTTAGCTTTTTCAAACTTAGCTTGATCTTGTTTGGCAACCATTTCTGCATTCTTCACCAAATTAAGAACATCAATACCAACACTAGCAGCGAATCTCTTCACCACTTCTTCTGGTACAATGTAATTTAACATGACTTCTGGACCCATTGTTTGAGAGAGTGTCTGCAAGAAAACAACTAAGCTTTCTCTATCAGATCCTCGACCCAAAGCATTAAGGCCAGCAGTAATAGTTGGTTCAACAAACTTCTCTGGCAGACGTGGAATTTGTCCTGTCTTTTGAGCTATAGAAAGTTTTCGATTAAGATAAGGTACAAGAAACTCAACTGTTAGTAGGCTGAACAATCCCCCGAGGGACTGTTCGAGTTCGAGTTGAGACATTCTGACCTCTTCGGCAGTTGTGCGTTCGCTATTTCTTACTTGAAGAATAAGGAATGCATCAGCTAATCTCTTTTCGAGATTCATTGCCATTTCGTAGGCAGTACGGAAGTCCGCAGTTTTACCCACGGTGATGGCTTGGATATCATCTGGTCGGCCGGTAACTATAGCTCCATTGCCAGCCTGTGCCAGTGTCTGGGGCTTAGTAGTGCTCGAGGGTGATACGGTAAAGATTACTTTAGCAGCCACTGCAGAGCCTTCTACGAGGGCCTGAGAGAGTGCTTCAAGAGACTTAAGATCTCCTATAAATTCCTCACAGCGTCCGCGACCGTACATCTCTCCATCGACTGTGTTCCAACGAAGGACCAACCAAGGGGTTGTTTCAATTGGAGACTTACCTTCAGACTTAGGGAGTTTCTTCCCATCAATCTCTTGATACCATACAAACCTATTGTTTTCCCTAGTCACATGAGTGAATACATTACAATCATCATTACCAGAATCTTCATCATTACTGACAGAGTTTGGTTTTAATTCTTTGTAATCTGGGAATAAATTTTTAGCTAGTTTTTTTGAAATCTTTTCTTTAGTTACTATCTCAATTACATTACCACTCCCATCTCTATCTACAACATAGCGATTAAGTGGAAACAACTTAAGCTTCTTTTTGTCCATATAAATTAACGCATTACCACCAACAACCAAATGCTTTAAAGCTTGGTGTATGGTAACTCTATCATCAGAAGCTGAGATAGCTTCCATGATGGTGCGTTCAATTTTAGCAAATGATAAGTCCATTTCAGATCTGATCTTTGGATCGAACTGATCTATTTCTGCATCATTTACTTGTAGTTTAAAGAAGCTGCCTGACGCTGGGAGTAGTGCTAACATTAACTTACTTGCTAATGTAACAACACCCTTCGCTCCAACTGATTGCCATGGAGTATGTAACTTTACGGCATTGGAGTTTTCATTCTCCCCTTTAATTAAATAAGGGAGTGTCAGTTTTGATGCAACCACGGCCATGTCGAGAAACTGGGAACGATCTCCTGCTAATTGAGAGTACCTTTCTTGTGCAGACATTAGACGTTAATATTTGATAGAGGGGCTACAGGATTAATAAACATATTCCTGTTTAATTGATTGGTTCCAGATGCATTACGACCTGTTCGTTCTGCTTTACTTTTTTTCCTTGTAACACCAGTAGCGTTACCACGGATTGCCATAGGTGCTGGTGCTTGACCTGGAGGCAGTGGTGCTGGTGCTGGTGCAGCAGGTTGAATTGTTGGTGGTGTAAATGCTGCGGCTTCTTCTTGTAACTGACTGTTAAGATCGGTTTGATACTGTAGCTTAGCTTTATCAGCAAAGAATAAACCTTGAGATCCTGCTTGCTGTCCGACCTCTTCAGCAGATAGTCCAGATCCTTTTGCTCTATTGTATGCTGAAAGACCAAGACCATTACCTTCATCATAACCAGGAGCGCGGAAGGCTCTTAGACCAGTGTAAGTTGGGGCATTAGCTTGATCAGTTGCGTAGGATTGTTTAGCAGCATCACCTAAACGTAGACCTTGTTGACCAAGGAGAAGATTAATCCTTGCTGCTGATAGACCTGAAGCACGGGCTGCTTGGTAAGCAGTGTTACCAATTACATCACCAGTATTGTAACCTTCACCACGAAATGAACGTAGATCAGCCATAATTATTTCACCTAATTGTTAGTTGATTTGTTTTAATGGGTGTTGTACCAACAGTTCTTGTTGATTTTCTTATCCGCATTTCTTCAGGTGGTTTAAAGTCACCCATATCTAACTCTGTTCTTTCGTAAGGAGTAGGTACATAAGGCTCTCTTTCTTCCTCTTCCTCTTTGTCACCAAAAAGATTACCATAGTTTTCTTTAAGCCAATCACTGACTTGATCCATTGTTTCGATATCATTGATATCTTTTAAGCCAAGTTCTTCAGCAGCAGCATAGACTGGTCCTTTACCCCAGCGTCTTAACCTGACAAAAGCATCAAGTTCATCATCATCTAAATCAGATAATGGGTCTTTGCCTGGTCTGGCTGGGTTCCTAGTCCTTCCAGCACCTGAACTAGGTGTACCAGGAGATACATTCCATTCATCCCATGCTCTACTATAAAAATCTAGATCTACATTATCATAGTATTCATCTTGTGATTGTTGTGTTTGTCTAGAAGTCCTACCATTTTCATCATCAAAATCAAAGCTCATACTAAATCTCCAAGTTTTCTAAGATCCATTCGACAACACTACGTTGACCGGATCTGTACATAATTTTTTCAATGGTGTCAGTAGGTGAAGGATTCATAATTGGAAACTGATCATCAAGTTGTTGGACTAGTGCTCTGGATTCCATTCCAAAGACTTCAAGCGTATTGAGGGAGGTTGACATTGTTATGCTCAAAGAACGATGGCATACGGGCAGCGCGTGTCTCAGAAAGTTCTGGGGCTTTGCCTGTATACATTAAGTTATCGCTGGATTTCAGCCAAAATTTTTTATCTAAATTTCTATCAGTAGTATTTGTACCTAAGGGTTCCATGACCCAATTAATTGTTGCCTTCCGTAGTTTATCTAGTGAAGGTGACCATGTAAGGCCAAGCTCTTCACATACTAATGAATTCGATCCGACATGAATCTGTTCATCTCGACTTATATCTGCACTGACAGTTCGCATTCCTGCGTCACCATTAAAGCGTAGGAATGGGAGTAGTACGAAGAAAATTGCACGCTCGGCCACCATTGCTTTAAGGAGTGTGTGATCAGGATGCGTAGTCCACGCTTCTCTAAGCGCCAGGGCTTCCCGTTCAGCTTTGTCATCAGTTCCGAAAGCAGAGGCAATGAAATTGAGTGCCATGTCGTGCTTCTGCTCATCGGCAACATTGGAGATGAGTAACTCCCTTGCCATTTCTGGTACTTCATTAGTGAGGGCATCAGTTATAAAATCTCCCACAGGAAGTTCCATATGTCGCAGCGCAATCACACGGCGCAGGGTCTCCTTGCTGCCATCCTTGCATGTACCGGCAGTTGTCTGTACGGGGGTCCAAACCCGCTTTCTGGACATCATCTTTTGATAGGGGTTCATTTTCATTGGGCGCAATCGCAGTCAGGTTCATTGGTGGTGTTTAAAATAGAAGAAAGGTAGTCAGATACATCTTCATCATCAAGAGCAGCATAAGCATTACTCTTATCTTGTGTATCGCCCATTACTTGGAGCGAATAATAAAGGGAAGTCTGGGGTGAATCTAACCACTCCTCAATGAACTTTTCATCGTAGGTAACGCAATCGCTCCACGAATTGAAAGAATAGCCATGAGAAAGTCCCGTACGGTTGATGATAGTCATAATACCATCAGCAACCTTCTTAAAATTATCAAACCCTACTTCACTAGCTATCTCTACGTCTCCGTATTCATAACGCTGGACACCGAAGGTTTCACTATCACGATCAACACTTCTGCCAATAGGAGGAGCGATCTCAGGAGTAGCAGTGAAGCCATCAAGGTCTTGACTACGATAAGAACATGAAGCAGTTGGAGCTATAGCAAAGGCTCTGGTCATTTTGTTTTCATAAGCAACATGAGCAGCACTCTGGATAGCAACTTTTAATTCAAGAGCAATAGCATAAGCTGCAGTGTGTGCAATCTTACTTGTATTAATTTGGTCTAAAGCTTCACCAAACTGCTCATACGTTACGCTGTACCTTCGTAGGAGGTTGGCCAATCCCAACATTCCGAGTCCGACTTGTCTGTCCACTTCGGGTGACAAGTATTCGCCAGTGAGTCCAACACCTGTTTTACCATGAAGGTTGCACAGTTGGGACATAGCCTCAGTGAAAGTGTCTGTGAGTGTATGGAGGTCGCAGGCAGCAAGATTGACATGCTGCAACAAGCAAGTTCCTCGTGAGGGCAAGTATACTTCAAGGCAGACATTGCCGTAGATTCGTTCTCCATTAGTATCAAATTTAATTTTGTTTAACCAGATGTCACCCCTAGCAATACCAGCTAAGAGAATATCTTTATGTTCAAATGCTTCCCATTTGTCAGCATCAATATTTACGCATCGTTTGACCCAAGG